GACCGCTCACCGCTCACCGCTCACCGCTCGTCGATGGTCGATGGTCGATGGTCGATGGTCGATGGTCGATGGTCGATGGTCGATGGTCGATGGTCGATGGTCGATGGTCGATGGTCGATGGTCGGATTCTCATTTCCTAAGTGTCCGGTCGGCAACAACTCTTTGCGATTGCCCGACGTTCAAGCAAAAAAAGTTTTTTTGGTGGAGCACTTGACGCCATGTTGCCGATGGGATACTATCATCACAGCGGGCAGGAAACCCGCGACCAACTAGGAGACGAACGATGCCCGCGACCATGACCAACACCGCCAACGCGAAGCGGCTTGCGGCGACTATTGGCGTCAATCAACTGTGGTGCCTCCAACTTACCAACGGCCGTCTGTACGTCGTGGCCGACGCCTATGGATCGTATGGCAGCGGCCGACGATGGGCCGTGACCGACGATGATGCAATCGAAATGGCCCGCAAGGCTGGAGTGATTTGCTCCGATGAGGGAGAGGTGACCGAATGAACACCGCCGAACACAAATCCGCCGCTGCCGCCGCTGGCCTTCAATGGCCCGACGTTTTGGCAGCGTATCGGGAAACCCGTGCGATTGAAGCCGAAGAGTTGGAGCGTATCGGATCATTCCGACGCGAAGCGTTGGAACAACTGAGCGGCGACAACCACGCTGGCCGCTTTCGCGGTCGCCATCGTGCGGCCTTCAGCGGCGGCGACGCTACCTACATTCGCGGGCTGGACGTTACCGCCGCTGGTCGCGGGATGACCGCTGATGAACTATTTGACGAACTAGCCACAACCAGCCGAACCATGCGGCCAGCCGATGAAGTCATGGCCGAGGTAATCGAGCGGCTTTCTGGCCTCAACCAGCCCGCCGAAGAATGCCAGACGACATGGACGGGTCTAGTCGCGGCCGCGGCCGCGGCCGACATCACAGAACAATGGCTCCGACAACTAGTGAAGGCCGGCAAGGTCCGCGGCCGTAAGGTCGGCCGAAACTGGCAAGTAGCAGCGGCCGACGTTGCTTTCTTCTCCCGTCATCCGACGGCCGGTCGGCCGCGGTTGCGTGCTCACCTTGAATGCTCCCCCTTTTGACTCATTGTGTCCCATCGGACACAACCAACAACACAACCCGACCCGGCCGCGGGATTCAATCGGCCGGAACACTTGAACGGAGAAACGACGATGAATGCCACAACCACAACCACAACCCGCCGCGACGTTTACCAGGAAGTCACCGACGCGATCGTGTCGCGTCTCGAATCTGGCACCGTGGCACCGTGGCACCAGCCTTGGAAGGCCGGCCACGTTGCCGGGCCGGTCTCCCGACCGCTGCGCCACAATGGAAAACCATACCAGGGGGTTAACGTGCTCATGCTCTGGATCGCGGCTGAATCGGCCGGCCACGTCTCCCCCTACTGGCTCACCTACAACCAGGCCCGCGAGATCGGCGGACACGTTCGGAAGGGTGAGAAGGGGACAACCGTTGTCTACGCTTCAACGTTCCGGAAAACCGAAGAGAAGGCCGACGGCACGACCGCCGAGCGGTCGATACCGTTCCTGAAAACCTATACCGTTTTCAACGCTTGCCAGTGTGACGACCTGCCCGCCCACTACATGCAGATTGCCGAACCGTCGGCCACGGCCGGCGACCCCCTGCCCGCGGTGCTCGAGTTTGCCACCAACACGGGAGCAGACATCCGCGAGGGCGGGAGCCGAGCGTACTACAACCCGTCGGCCGACTACGTCCAGATGCCGCCGGCCGGCACGTTCGACAACCCGGAATCGCACGCCGGCACACTGTGCCACGAGCTGGCCCACTGGACAGGCCACGGCGCCCGGCTCGCTCGTGACTTCTCCGGGCGATTCGGCGATGACAAGTATGCCGCGGAGGAGCTGGTAGCCGAACTCGCGGCCGCCTTCCTCGCCGCCGATCTCGGCTACGAGCCACAACCACGCGAAGACCACGCCAGCTATCTGGCATCGTGGCTCCGCGTGTTGAAGGCCGACAAGCGTGCCATTTTCACCGCCGCCAGTCACGCCAGCCGATCGGCGGAATATCTCCACTCGCTCCAGCCGGGCGGAGCCAACCGTACCGAAGAGACGGCCGACGACCTGGAGCCGATCGCCGCAGAGTGACGACCTGCCCTCACCCCCTGCCCGCCCCCGGGGCAGGGGAGACGGGCCGGCCGACACTCGACCGACCACAACCACCACCAGGAGCAGATCCCATGAACGCCACAACCACCGACAACCTTTACGGATGCCCCACCAAGCAGATCGACCACGCCGCCTATCCCAAACTGTGCCGCACGCGATCGGACGCCGAACTTCTGTTCGTCATCGCCGATTGCCAAGCAGTCCTCGCCGCATGGCCCGACCAGCCGAACTACGGCTATTACCTGGACGAAATCAACTACTGTGCCGATGAGCTGGCCCGACGGGCCCGCGGCAGCAAACGCCGCCGCCCCACAACCAACGAGATAGCAGCCGCTGCAGCCGCGGCCGCTTGGAGCCTATGCGAAGGGCTTGACGACTGACCCGGCCGCCCCGGCCACCGCCGCCCCACCGGGGACGGCTGGAACCGGGCCGGCCCGGCGATCGCCGGCAACCGAGACCCACAACCACAACCAGGAGAACCAGCCCATGCCATCCGCCCCGCTCTACGCCCCCCAAGCAATCGCCAAGGCTCGACGCATCGCCCGCGAGACCGGCCGCACGATGGCCGTAATCGAAATGGATAGCGCCTACGACTCGCGTGCCGTGCGAGTCGTCGACAACGACTACACGCACACCGCCGAATACGAAGCGTTCGACGGCGTGCTGATCGCCGAGGTCTACCCATGCGGCGACGTATATGGCTGGTGATCGACAACCACAACCACAACCACAACCAAGGAGCCCACGCCATGATCGACTTCGCACGACTCTACAACTTCCCCCACGAACCGGACGGAACCCTCGCCGTCCGGCTCCACGGCCGGCCGATCGGCACGGTGGTCCCGGCCGCCGACGGCCGGAGCGCCCACGTCATCGTCGGAATCGGCATCGACGGAGAGGGAGGCGGATTTGTTTACGACCGCGACCGGTTCGGCCGGCCGCAGTGTATCTACCGTGCCGCGGCCGAGTTGATTCTGGCCGACGGCGGCCACCCCGACCGGATCATCGACTGACCACAACCAGCCCCATAACCACAACCACAACCAAGAGCCACAACCATGCCCCCCAGCCGCTTTCACCTAGCCCCCTATTCCTTGACGTTCGCGGCCGACGACCACCAGCGAAACCGCTGGACCCTCGCCGCATACATCGCCGCGATCGACGCCGGCGGCCAGCTCAACCACCAAACCCACCAGGCCGCGATCCTCGAGGGACGACGGCTAGACGCCGAGACCGGATTCCGTTGGTGGGTGCTCGACACGGCCGGCAAGCTGGACGCCACGCCGGCCAGCGGTGCCGCGATCGCTTGACAGTTGGAGCCGACCGGCAACAATGTTCACCATGGCACCCAAGATCGACCCGGACAAATACGTCACCATCGGCACCGCCGCCAAACTGGCGAACGTGTCGCGGCTATGGATGAGGAAGCTAGTCCAGAACGGACACGTCTCCGGAATCCAGATCGACAACCAATGGTTCGCCCTACGGTCGGCGGTTGAATCGTTCGCCGAGACAACCGCCGGACGCGGACGACCACGCGGCGGAAACCACGCCCACTAGCCCACGCCAGAAAAACTTTTCTTTATCCCTTGTTTAGTTGTTGCCGATTGGATACAAATAGTCAGACACCACAACCCGCGGCCCCGGCCGCACAACCAGGAGAGAACCCATGACCCCGATCGCCCGATACCGAACCCTAGCCACCCGCCACGCCTTCCGCGGTTGCGACCCACTCACCCAGCCGATCGTCCACGCGATCGCCGGGGGGCGTGAGATGCCGGAGGAGTTTGCCATCCTCGACACCTACTACGACATCGGTGCCCCCGAGGTGGAGCAGCGGTGCGAGACGATCCGCGAGGAGGTCCGCCGGATAACCAGTGCCGCCGGAATCCCCATGGCCCGCACGTTCACCATGATCGACGGAGGTGCCGCATGACCCCCGACATCATCGCCCTCGCCGCCGCCGGTTGCCGATTCATCCGCGTCGCCCGCCGGGAGAAACGCCCGCTCGGCTCGGCTTGGCAAACCCGTAGCACGGACAACCCGGCCGACGTGGCCGCGTGGATACGCTCCGGCTCCAACGTGGGCATCCTTCTCGGCGAGCCGTCCGGAGTCGTCGACGTGGAATACGACTCACCGGACGGGCTCGAAGAGCTTGCCGCCTACGGGATAACCGACCTTCACACGCCGACCTGGAGGTCGGCCCGCGGGGAGCACCGACTATTCCGTTGGGAACCGTGGATGCCGCCGACGGCCGTCGTGAAACTCGGTGCTATCGAAATACGGATTGGCGGTCGGGCCGCCCAATCGGTGCTCCCGCCGTCGATACACCCGACCGGCGTAACATATGAATGGACAACCAGCCCGGCGGAAGTGGGAATCGCCCACTTTCCCGCCCAGCTCTTAGCAGCGGAGGTAATCGGATGACCCGCCCCACCAGGACCGACGCCATCCGCGGCCTGCTGCTAGTCCGCATCGGCCAAGAACTAGGGACCGACTCCCGCCTCGCCCGTGCGGTCCACGACGCGATCGACGCCGTCCTGGCGATCGTCGGCCAGTGATCGCCCCATCGCCCGCAGGATCGACCGCCACGGCCTCGACGGCCACCACAGATCGAGTAGCACCACCCCGATAGCCGAGGTCGTGCCCCCGAGAACCACGTCCCAAAGCGGTCCGGACCCGTGTCGGGCTTCCCACTGCTCGCGGACCTGGCTACGCATCAGCGTGAGGGCATGGCCGACCGACGCATGATGCCGCCCGCCCCCGGCTTCGGCGTCCTCTAGGTGATTGTGCGGCCAGTGCCGAATCGCCAGCCTGGTGAGCTGGTCCACCCGCCAGACTTCGGCGTAGGTGACACGCGACCCCAACCGGTAGCGGACGTGCGCTTGTAGTTGGGCGATCGCTTCGTTCACGTCGTCACCGCCGGGGAGGGCACGTTCCGGAGACGCACGTCGTGCCCGACTTCACCGGCACCGGGGCCGGCGGCTTCGCCGCCAGCTCCTCGATGATCGACGCCCTGGCGGCCGACACTGCAGCCGCAGCCCTCGCGGGCTCGGTCGCGATCCGCTGGTGATCGGCAGATAGCCAAACGAGTATCGAAATAACCCACCGCCAGAGGATGCTCACGGCTTCACCTCGTCGAGTTTCCTCCAGATCGCCATACACGCGACCGCACCGACGACCGACAGCACCAGGCCAGCCGGCCGGTAGTGGTCACCGCTCACGAGAGAACCGGCCAGACCGCCGGCCACGGATCCGGCAACGCCGACGGCGATCGTCTGCCACCGGCTTGTCGGCCTTGCCGGAGGCCACAACCATTCGGCGATTGAGCCGGCGATGAAACCGAACACGAGCCATACGATGATCGAAAACATCACCATCCCTCCGCGTGACAAACGAGTGATCGGTCGCCGTTATGAATCGCCGCGTATTGCTGCTCGACCGGTCGCGGTGCCGGCTCGGCGAACACCGTCATCCACAACCCCATTTTCGCCAGCCGCGAAACGAACTGGATGAACGGCCGCTGCGGCCGCGGGTTGAATGGATTCACCGGGTCGAACCCCGGCACACTGGCGGCCAGATAACCGGCTACGAGACATCCGAGACACGCGAGGACGATAGATCGTTTCGACATGGCGAACCCTACAACGCGAGGTAGTGATTGACTGCCGGCGACTTCGCCGCGTCGGTGGGGGAGGGGGCCGGGGCCGGCTGCAGCCAGCCGGCGTGATCGAGGTCGCGGTACTTGAATCCGTCGACCGAACCGATGACGAAGGAATCGCCTTGGGCGAGGATGGCTTCCGCGTCCTGGCGGGAAATCCAAAACGAGCCATCCGGCTGATCGGATGGATGCTTGCCGCCACCGACATACGAGCCCCAGCTATTCAAGATGAGGATCCCGTCGCGTGGATTCTTCATCGGGGTTGCGGAACCTGGCCCGTTGTTCTTCGCGTACTTCAAAGAGCACGCCACCATGCAATGATTCCAGGTCGAAGCCCTTTTGCAGAATCCATCTGCATCACGATCGCCGGACGCGAATCCGACGTTGGAACAGATCGGCACGCACATGCCGGACTCGAGCGCCGCCGTCAGCGACTCCCAATCCTCGCAGAGAGCAACGGCACGGGCAGTGTGATCGCGGGCCAGCTTCGCGAGCGACGACGGCACTCCGTATGCACCCCACTGCCGGGAGCGGTCGATTGAGTAGGTCGTGAGGTCGATGTCGCCGTAGACCTGGCGATAGAGGATCCCGCCGATTGTCTGGTCCTTACACCGTCCAGACACCCAGCGGGCCGCAGCACCGCCGTAGGAGCCGTCGGAGAACCCGGCATTGGTGACCGGCGGCATCCGGCCGGCGGTCCTCGAGCCCCCATAGATTGGCTCGGTCGCCACGATCAGCGGGCATTCAGCCAACCCGCCAGCGACGTGATCGACACACTGGCCGATGTACGAACCCATAGCCCAGCCGAACGACACGCACGTCCCGGCACTGCCCTGGTTCCACGGCCCGAACGGCTTGCCGTACTTCTGCCGGTGGCATCGGTCGGCAAACCGATAGAGGTAAGCGTCCTTCCCCTTGGCTCCGGCGATGACCTCGGCCCCGGCCTGGCGGAATAGCGGTTGATCCAACTCGCGAAGGAACTCACGGGTGCCTTCCTGGTCGCGGACGTAACCGTAGTTGCCCTCCAGCCGGTCGGCCAACCGGCCGACGTAGCGAGACGTGATCGTGTAGAGCACGGCACACACGCACACGAACGCGAGAGCAGAGAACGTCCACCGACCGCTATCACTTGGCTGCGTCACTAGCGGCCCTCCCGAGATCGCGATAAGCCACAACCCACGCCGTCCGCTGCTCTGGCGTCAGCGGCCCGCCGTCGGTGCCCACGGCGTCTTCGAGGTACTTGGCGATCGCGTCCCGTGCTGCCGGCTGCCGGTCGCCAATCGAAATACCCCGGCATCGCAGGATCCTCGTCCGTTTCCGCAGCTCGTCCACGGCGATGCCGGTGGACAGGTAGCCGTCGGGGTGTCCGGACGAAAACTCGATCTCGTCTGCCAGCTCCGAACACATGGCACCGATGAGTGCCGCGTCCTCACTGGCTGTCTCTCCGGCGAACAAGCCGGCCAGCGACAGCGGGCCGGCGTCGGGGGCCGGCGTCGGGCCGGGGGCGGGGGCAGCCGACGGCCCGAGACCATACGCGACGGCTGCGGCCACCAGGGCGATGCCGGCGTAGTGGCGGGGCGTGAGATTGGCGGCGGCGGCCTTGGCCTTCTCGGCGAATGGCTGGAGGTGAGGCCAGCCCCAGGCTGCCACCGCGGCGAGAATGAGAAGCGTAGGAATCATGCAAGCCTCACGAGTGGCAGGATTTGCTCGACCGCCCCGGCCGCCAGAGCGAGAACCAGGAGCCGGACAGGCCCGCGAACTAGCCCCCATAGCGGCCAGAGCACCAGCGGCACGCAGCGGTCGGCCACCGCGTCGAAGAGAGCGGCCACGCCGTCGAGCACCGCGGCCTTCTTCTCCTCGCCCGTCATGCCGACCACGTCGTCATAGAGGGAGACGGCCATTCGCAGGAACGCGACGAGCAGCTCGCCAAACTCCGACCATGTCAGCCCGTCAGCAGCGGCAGACTTCGCGGACTCAACGAACGCATGAAGTTTCACGAGAACGCCGCCGGGGGTGTTGGCCGCAGCCGCGGCCGGTGCTTCTGCGATCATGGCTATGCGTATGTGCCGTTCCCGACTACGGTGATCTGACCGGCATAGGTTCCAGTGATGCCATTGGCGACCGAAAACGACCCGGTGGCGGTCGAAATGCCGGAGAGGTAGTCGGCAAAATGAAACTGCCCGCCGACGTTGATTCGCACACCAGTCATTCCGGTAGGTGCCCCGAACTGGACGTACCCTCCAGTCGGCCCGGTCGAGACGGTAACCAGCACTTCCTTGAGGGTCGTGACTTGTGCGGACCCAGTAGGGCCGAACGCCGAAACCGGGAGACTCAGCGTGCCCCACGTTACGCTTCCTATCCCGGTGGTCGCGAAAGTCTCCGACCACGCGACGTTGGCTTGGTTTGGCCCAGTGCCGGTTGTGATCGACCGGCTAGACGATTGCGTGTCCGACTTAGACGAACCGCCGTCGTCAGCCAGCGACCAAGCGACGCGAGTTGCCCCAGCGACCGAAAGTGTGTTTGCCATGATCGTTAGTAGAAGTTTAGGAATGTGCCGACGCCCACCGCCGTCAGACTGACGGAGTAGGTGCCCGTGACGTTCGACTTGAGGGTGATGCCAGAAAAAGACGCACCGACCGGATAGCCAGCGATGTAATCGGCAATGTGCATCTGCGAACCGACATTCATACGGACACCGGTAGCGCCGGTCGGGATGCCCACGGTGAGATTCCCACCACTAGGCCCAGTAGTGACGTTGACCACGACCTCCTTGAGAACGCTGAAAACCAGATAGCCGTTGTACCCAAACGAGCTGTCGATGTATTCGGCGAGATCGACGTTCGTCGTACTCGTTCCGGTCACGCTCACCGTGTCGGTGATCGCCACGTTTGCCTGATTCGGCCCCGTGCCATTGGCGATCGACCGAGACGACCGCTGCTCGACCGACCTCGACACCGACCCAACGCCCTGGCTTTCGGACAGAGTCCACGCCAGCCGAGTGTTTCCAGAAACCGAGAGGGTGTTTGCCATCAGTGGATCTTCCCTTCTGCGTGAAGTCGTTTGGCTTCGGCGAGCGTCAGCCCAGCCCGGATGGCGAGAAACTCAAAAAACGTCAGTGGCGTGCGGCCCGATGGCTTCCGACTCGTGATCGCCCCGATCCCGACACGCCGCGATGGCTCGTAATGGACGTGCTCGCCGGCATCGCTGGCCGACGCCAGCGGCTCGCGGCCCCTGGCGGTCGATCGAAACAACGAGTCGGTCATGCAGTGCCCTCTACCACCATTGTACGGGTGTTCACTGGCCCTCTCGGTCCATGACCTCATACAAGCAAGCGGCATATCCGGCGATGTCGACCGGGCCGTCGATGGTTGAACCTGGACCCCGGAATCTGGCGATCTTGTCCAAGATCATGATCGTGGCCCAATCCGCTTCGGTCAGCGGTCGCTTGAGCACCTCGGCGAACGCCGCGTTCACCATGCCTATGGTCCTGGCGAAGTGATGTTTCGGCCCGCCGTACTTCGGCCGACGGTCGCGGATGACTTCGGCGGTCCTCGAGCACAACTGCTCGGCGGGAGTCTGATCCGGCTCCGGCCGATCGCCGCTGGCACCGTAAACCCGCCTGGTGATCGGCTCGCCGTCCGGTGCTGTCTGGTCCCGCTTGTATTTCTCCCACGCCGCGGAGATCGCCGCCGCACTCGCCGCACCGTCCGCCACGCCGCTCGACCTTGTTGCCTCCAGCATCCGTTCCCTTTCTCGTACGAGTCTCATGCAGTGGGCCGCCAACGTGCCCGCTGTTCCGGTCCACTGCGATTGGTACCGACGGGCGTCACGCACGACCGTCGCGATGTATTCGTCTGTTAGCGGTTCGCTCACGACGGCACCTCCAGCCGTGGGCCGGCGACGTGCATGGCGACTAGCCCTCCGGCCTCGTCGTAGATGAACAACTCCATCGCCCGCCGTTGGCCCAGCCAGCCGTTGACCGCGTGATAGTCGTCCGCCGGCCCGAGGGACGGGGCAACGCGAACCAGCACACCATCGAGGGTCTCAATCGGACGCGACCACTCCGCGGCCTGGTGGTGGAGGTGCCCGGTATGGATCTCGCGGTACGGGCAGCGTGCCCACGCCTTCGCGGCCTCGATCGCCATGAGCTGCGGGAGCTTCCGCTTCGCCCGGTGCCCGTGAACAAACCCGAGGAGGTTGCGACCGTGATCGAGGTACTTCCGCGGCGTGAACTTCTCGTCGATCGTCACCCACCCGCGTGCCTGGTAGCGTTCAACGAGGAGCCGATGCAGTGCCCACGTCAAAGTCTCATCATGGTTCCCGTTGACCACCACAACGTCCGCCAGTGCGACGCCGGCCGCGTTGTCGATGACACCGATGAGCGAGTCGGTGCCGACTTCGATCATCTTCTGCAGCCGGCCGTCACGCTCCAGCGGTGTGCCGCTGGTGGTGCTGCCGTCCGGACGGTCATAGTGGAAGAGATCGCCAAGCATCCCGACCGTCATGCGGCCGGGTTTGTAGGTGTCAGCGATAGCCAGCAACTCGCCGGCAGACTCGTCCACCAGCTTCGCGGCGATGTCGAGGTCGTAGTCGGCTTCGCCGGTTGTCTTTTCCCAGCAGTATTTGCCGAAATGCGTATCGGCCACGACCAGCACGGCCCAAGTCCCTTTGCGGGAAGGCTTGTTCGCGATTCGCGAACCGCGGACACGAAGGCTATCGGACGCCGCGGCGATCATCGCTTCGACGCACTCGCGAATCCCCGGCCCGCCCCGCGGCTTGAGCCGCACGAACACCCGGAACAACTCGGTCACCACCGGCTGCCCGGTATTTCGATCGACGCTGGCACTCTCCCACTTGGTCGCCTCACTGGCCGCGACCTCGTAGCGGTCGAGGTCCGCTTCAATGTGTCGCAGCAAATCCTCAACCGTGCGGATCGTCCGCGACGTAGACCTGGCCTCGAGCACGTCGCCGTCTTGGCGCTTCGTGACTTGCTCGGCGTCGGCGGCTGGGGCCGGCGGCGGGGCCGCCGACCGCACCCGGTCGATCAGTCTTTCCTTGTCAGCCATTGCCGGAGCCCTTGGCGACCGCAAACCGAGAATCCATCCGCCGCCGCCATGGCGACGATCTGATCTGCCAGCCAGCACGCAGAGACTTGCAGATCACCCGACTGCCACTGGCGGCGGATCTCTAGGAGCTGCTCGCGGACGGCCGGCGGCAGCCGCGATTCAAACCCGCGAGGAGCGGATTTGATGCCGGCTGCAGCCGCGTTGATGCGGTCGACGAGCGTGCCCATATCACGATCCTCGCGGATAGTGTACGGGTGTCAACCCTTGTTTTCCGGGGCGGTGGAGCCCGGCGGGAGACCGAGGTATTTGGCTCCGGAGGCATTCCAAGCGGCTTGTCGCTTGGCACAACCGCAATCGCCGCCCACGACCTTACTCACCCTTTCCTTGGTGATGCCGATTGCGGAGAGCCCGGCAGCGACGTAGTCGCCGAGGCCTGGACGCTGGCGAGGGTACGCCGGGTGCGTTTCGTCCACTGTGATTGTGTCGCCATTTTGGCTAACGATGCAGGGGCGCACTTCGTCTAGCGTGTATCCACGCTCAATGCACCTAAGCAAAAACTGATCAGTTGCGCCGGTAATCATGGAAAGAGATTTTGGCAGTATGGTTGTCCGTTCACACAATAACTGGACAACGTGTTAAACCATATATGTCCAGCCGCCTCGCAAGTTGCTTTAGTATAGTTTCTGCTTGTGTAACCGCCTGTCGTGCAGCAGCAACCAAAACATGGGGCCGCTACTATCCAAGAAATAGATCCACCACAGAACGAACCATTTCCAGAAACTTTGTTTGAAGGCCCAAATGTGTATTGAACTCCATTTTCGCACGTTGGGTATCCCGAAAATGGAACTTCGTATTCTGTTTCCCATCCAGCGATGCTCTGAACAATAGAAAACCGCACGACTGAACCACTGGGAGCGTTCTGGCCGACAATGCCTGGAAAACTGATTATCAGTCGCGCTCCAAGAACATCAGCACCGCTTTTTTCGCCGAACGTGACGCTTGATAGCCCGACACACCTTCCTTCTTGCGGAGTAGAAGAATAGCCAACCAGCCTCGGCCAACCCGCGTCCGGCCACAATGATTGACACCCATTATGTTGATCGCCGGAATATCCATAAAGGCCGACGCTCCCGCTGACATTGAGAGAAAGACTTAAACCGGGCGGGCACGATGCGCAGCATTTAGAGCATGGAAAAAGAACCATTATTCACACTCCGCCGCGATCAGATGCCACGTCGAATCTATGCTCGTCACCGCGACCCATCTGGCCGCACTGCCGGTGATGTTGACGTTCGCAAACCTATTGACGCCCGTGAGCGACAGCGGCCCGCTCGGCCCGCTGGCTTGCACCCCGGCCCCTGTGTATTCCCACACCGTTTGCGTGCCGCCCTTGGTCCACGTCCCGGTAATCTTGCCGACCTTCACGCCGCCACCAGCCCCGTCACCGATCCGCACCAGGCCCCACTTCCCGGTCCCCGTTCCAGATTCCTTCCACAGAATCGTGGCCTCGCCGGACGACGCCGTTTTCAACTCCGTCGTTGACCCCGGCTTTGGGGTCGCAAACCGATGGCTGGCGTCTGTCACGTCCAGCTTGCACTGCACGACCCCGTCGATCGCGGCCATGCCCAACTTGTCGGCACCGATCGGCTCGACGGCGATCACGAAGCTGCCGTTGGTCGTTCCGGTGGGTGTTGTCCCAATGACGGCCGGCGAGGACTGAAAACCTTCCGTTGCCGTGCCCGTGCTGCCGCTTGGGGTCGGCAGCACGCCGTCGATATGCAGCACGCCCCACTGTGGCACTGTGCCGCTCGTCTTGTTTTGGCAGTAGACACGGAAGTTGGTCCGGCGATACGAGAACTCCTCGCCGGGTGCGGCCGCCGCCCCCGGCTTCACAAGATCCACGACCTGGTTCCAGGTCGTCGCATGGATCTTCAGCTTCTCGCCCGGCTGTGCTTTCGCGTAAGGATCGCCTGACATTACTTACCGAAATCCTTCTTTGGCTGCCAGACTTGCGGGAAGGTTGTCCCGCCGATATTGAGCTTCGTGAAGTCGCCGCCTTCATAGACGCTGTTGACGTAAACAAACTTGGGCCGCTTGACGATCGACTCAGCTACGGCGGCGGTTTCATAGGTGACTGTCATGTAGTCCCAGCCGCCCTTGTTGATCCCACTTATTGCACCGACTTCCAGGTTTTTCTTGTTTGGGCTCGCGGAAAACGAAAAGGTGATTTGGCACTTTGAAGCACCGCGATCCACTTGGCCGCGTGCCCCAAGGAAAAGCACCTCGCCCTTTTCAAACATTCGCCATGACGCATTGTTGATTTTTCCGGTCAAGTCATACACGTCCGCGAGGTATCTCTTGACCACGGACTCCGAAGGGAACGTCCACGTCTCTGAAAACGTGAACGCCGGTATGGTTACATCGACGCCGCGGACCTGGTCGCCCTCGATGTCTATGGCCCCCTCTACGTCTGGTGCCGTCCCAGGTGCGACCGCATATTTCGACTGGCCGGTGCCGTCCGTAAGGCCGACGACATTCTTCGTATTCGCCTGCGTGATGTGTCCCGTGCCGCTGGTCGTGTCAAACGAAATACTTCCAGATACACCGTCACCGCCATCATCCTGCGAATCCTGGTCAGGTTGCTCTTCGTCGGACTCGATCGCAAGATTGACGTACTGGGCGGAAACCTCCCACCAGTAGTTGCCCAGCCCGCGAATGTCGATCCTGGAGCGCTTGTGGCCGTACTGGTATAGCGGAGAGTTTTCTGTCGCCCACTGTTCGGCCTCTAGGTAGCCGGCCTTCTGCGACACAAGCCACCGCAGCGTGACCTCACGCTCGAGGCCGCCCTTGTCGTTGGTCGTCAGACCGCCGGAGCCGGAGTCGAATAGCTCGATTACTTCTGGATATGGCATTGTTTCACTTATGCGAACGAAAGCCCGCCGGATTGGGCTAGGCCAACAAGCTCTCTCAAGTGCCTTGCAGATTCGGCCACCGACGCCGCCGTCTGCTCCATTGGCGTGACCAGTGCTTCGTCGCCGCCGGCAACCGGCACGGCCGGTGCTCCGGCCGCTGCCGCGATCGCACCATTCACGGCGTTGATGTCGCCGAGCGGGTTGGCGTTATTGAAGTTGCCCTGCAGCATCCCTTCAAGCGCGTCCGCAGCCCTTCCGGTGTTGTCAGCAATTGAGTTCATTACTTGGATTTCGGGTCCGACCCCGATGCGTCCGGCGAGAGCCGCGGAAAATGTTCCAACCGACTTGGCGGTCACACCGCCGGCCGCGGCGTCCATCATGGGCATTTGAAGATCGCCACGCTTCGCTTCGTTCTTGCGAACCTCGTCCGCCTTCTTGCGATTATCCTCGCCCTGCTTCTTGATCCGTTCTCGCTCTGCCTTTAGTTCGTCGATCGTGCCTGGGAGGTTGTCTTTTGTCGCAGCATCGGCCGCCTCACGCTCCTTGGCCCTCCGGTCTCGCTCTGCGGCCCTATCCTGCGACCTGGCATCCGCATTCGGGGACTTTGCCCTCTCGCCCTCAACGCGCTCGTCGACGGCCTTGAGGGCATCCGTCAGTCCGTTCATGGCGAAATCCCAATCAAACGCGGCTTTGAAATACTGCCCGAGCCGCTCAAGCTGCCCCTGCAGCCAAAGAATGTCGCTCCCGAAAAGACCGAGGAAACGGTCGAGTCCCTCGATCAGCATGTCTCCGATCCAATCGCTAACGCCCATGACGGTGTTCTTCACTGCGGAAAACGTGTCATGGAAATACTGCTGCATCTCAACCAACGCGATGGCGAGGTTGATATTCATGAGCTGCCACGCGGTGCCGAAATCAAGCGACATAGCGGCCGCCATGATCGCGTCCATTTCGCCCCGGAATGCCGGGGAGAGTCCGTACATATTCGCCAGCATGATCGCCACGCCGGCCGTCAGGGCGGCGGCCGCGATTCCGATTGGCGACGTTAGTAGTGCCAAGGCCGCCGACAGCACAGCCACCCCAGCGGCGAGCGCCTTGAATGCGAGCCCGGTGGCTATGAGCACGACACCCATCCCGACGAGTGCCACCGTGGCACCGACCGCTGCCGTTGTCACGCCTGGGAATGCCGAGATGAGGGCTGCCACAATGTCGATGAACTTGGCCGCGGCCGCGGCCGCATAGCCGATGTTTGGCCCGAGAGCCTTCGCAAACGCGATCGTCAGCCGCTCGACGGCCGCATACATCGTTTGCAGCGCACCAGTGATTCCGCTCATGAGGATCTGGAACTTGAGCGACACCGGAAGGTTTGATTCCATCGCGTCTGCAATATCCTCAAACCCAGCAACGCCAACATTCAGAAAAGCACCGACCACCCGGATGCCGCGGTCGCCGAACACCTGTCCGAGAATCCTGTCACGCATGACATGGTCGACGCCCATCAAGGCATCTTCGAGAACTCCGACAATCTGGACGAGCGGCAGAAGATCGCCGTCGGCATTGCGGAAGCTCTCCACGGTGAGCCCGATTTGGGCCAGTGCGTCCTCGGACTCCTTGGCCGGAGACGTAAGCCGCATCAAGGCCGTTTTGATGCCCGTGCCGGCCTCCTCGCCCTTGATCCCAAACCTCGCCAAGACCGCGAGGCCTTGCGAAATATCAAAGAGCGATTGGTTGAACAGAGCACCGGCGGACCCGACTAGGCCGAACGACTCAACCATTGCGGCGATCGACGTTTCGCTGGCATCCGCGGCGGCAGAAAGAGTATCGACGGCCTCGGTGGCAGAGACACCGAACGTGTTCATGCTCACCTTCATAAACACGGCCGCTTCCGCCATCTCAACGCCCGAGACTCGTGCAAACTCCACCGCAGCCTTGCCAGCACCCTCGAGCACTTGCTCGAGCGACATTCCGGCTTTCAGCAGTTCAAGGAAAGCCTCCGCGATTCCGGACGGGGCGATATTCATGGCCTTAGATAGGCCGATGGCCGCCTTCTCGACGGCCTGCAGCTCGCCGTCCGTAAGGCCGGCCGCGGCCTTCATGCCGAGCATGGCATCCTCAAACTTGGCGGCCGTCTTTGCCGCGAGCACCATCGGAATCCCGAGGGCCGTTCCGACGAGAGACATAGACGTGCCGAGAGCCTGCATCGTCGAGCCGATAGCCTTGAGCCGGCCCTGGACGCGAGCCATGGCTTGCTGGAATCGTGTGTCCTTGGCGTAGATTTCTACGAAGGCACCACCGGCACGAACTCCACCGGCGCCAGCCATTCTTAGTCCCCAAACATTTCAGCGAATGATTTCTCGTCGAGCATCTTTGGTTTTGGCTTGTCGTAGAACGGATTGAACTCGTGAGGCTGGTAAGGCTCCCGCCTCTTCTTGGGATCCCGGTGAATCGAGTAGTGCTGTGCTACGACGGTTGAGGTGTGACCCCACGCTTCCTTTTGCTTTGCTGTTGCTGCCCAGACGAGGCCGCGGAGCGTCCATTCTCCGGGGTGGACTCCGATGACGCCGGCAAGCTCGTAGCAGAGCTGGTAGAGGTCAAGAGGTTCTCGATCACGAGGTCCATCTCCTTCTCCATGTGATGCACCCTCGACTGCATCGTCTCCACCACCATCGCGTCGGCCTGCCTCGCCTTGTCGAGAGCCATCTGGAGCGCTGGCCTCAGATCCTTCCGGCAAAAAAAAACCACTTCGTCCAGCAGGGCGTTGCTGGCCTCGTGCAGCGTGTCGGCGTTGAAGCCGTCGGCAAACTGCTCCGGAGTGAGGCCACGCGACTCGACCTGGTCCTGGCACATCGCGTAGAGCACCCGGCCTAGCGTGAAGACGTTGTTGATCTCTTTGAGGCAGTTTTGCGTAGTGGGGAGGTCGAGCATGTCCACGCCCGTTAGCGTCTTGGCACGCTCAAAAGCCCCGAGGCTTCCGCGAATGCTCCACAGCCGACCCTCGGTGTCAGTAAACGCCTTCATTAGTTCGCCTTAGTGGCCCCACTGCCTAAGAGTAAATCTGGCAACCACCGCATCGTTGATGCTTTCGTCAGCCGAGATTTCGTGAATAGTGAATGTCGCGGACACCGGAATCAGTCCGTTCTGCGTTGTGACCGTGATAGGGGTATCCGACAGCTCGGCCGACCGGAGAGTTGCAACCTCAGTCGGATCAAAGACCTCTATCTCGATCTCGTAAGTGCGATGAATGACAACGGAAGATTTGCATAGGTGCCCGTAGCCCGTGGCGTCCACCTCGTTGGTGGTACGCCTCACGCCTACGTCACGCACGCTTTCAAG